CGTGAGAATAATATTGATATTGGTACTGGAGATGATGTCTTAGAATGTATGATGGATATCAATCCAGTATTACGTCAACGTATCTATGATGATTATGATCTTGCAAAAGATGTATCTGAACGTAGATTCCATACTACTATTGAAGAGTTAGATTTAACTACTATTCTTCAAAAGTGTACTACTAGACCATATATCGCTATCTTAAATAATATCTACTTCAGATACTTCAATAGTAAACTAATAGATGATATGTTTAAGTTAGGTGAATCTACTAAAGTATTAGACTTAGCTATTGAGTATGAGTGTGAATATTACACAGTCAATAGTGCTAAGACTAATATTAGACGATACATGCAACAAGCATACTTTGATAAGTATGCAGCTGATGCAGATATTATTAGTAGTCATCGAGTATTATCAGACCCACAAGTAAATGCAGTTAAGTCTGCAGAGTTTACTTATGATCTACTTGTAGCTGCAAGAAGTGAAAACTTTAATCCAGAAATGGTTAGAGATATCTTCTTGAAATATGGTTTAAAGACTAACTCTTCTAGAAATCTATATAATAGAATGGATAACAACTTAAGTCTCTTCTATTATCTAGAAGATTATTTAGAAGAGTATGTCAATACTGGTAAGTTTACATATGGTTCTCAAGAATACCATACAATCAAAGAGTTTAAATACTTACCACTTATGAATGTATTGACTCAACTAACTAGATCTAATCCATCTGGTTATGTATTAAATCATAAATTGGAATTAGTGAAAGGATAAGATAATTATGATTACAGTTAAATTAGCAAACGATGTTAAAGAAGTATTTGCAAAATGTGGCTCTGATTTAGAAGCTACATATGAACAGTTCAAAGATCAGCTAACACCTAAAGATGTCTATGACATCTGTATCAATAAAATTACTCTCAGCGATGAGCTTCCTAAAGAAGATCTAAATGGTAATAGATTAAATCCATTCATCTACCAAAAAGATGATGAAGATAAAAAGACTATTGTAGGAGTTAAGCCTGACTGGAAAGCAGTTAAAGTAGAAACATTATCGCCAATAGAACCTAAGTCTATGGAAATCGAAATCGGTGAAGTAAAACCAGTAAGACCTGCACCACCTGCTCCTGAAACATTAGCTTTGAATTATGAATCTATTGGCTTTGCTATTGGGTTCAAGAAAGCTAGTGCAGTTGAGATATTAGAATTGGCTAATGGAAATACAGCTCGTCTAATTCCAGCACTTCAATGGCTTTATAAACAAACTTCTGAGGAAGGATTACGTAAAAGAATCCAAGAGATTACCTTGGAAGTACTTTTCAACTAATATTTTAACAACGTATTAAGTAGGAGGATAACGACTATGATATTTGATATTATTGATGCATTAACAAAAGAAGATTGGGATGGAATCTGTGATGTAATTGAGACAACTGGTAAAGCTGCTACTTCGGTACTTGCAGCATATGGTACAGTTCTAGCAGCAGAAGCTTTATTAGAAAAAGCTAAAGGTCAACCTAAAGTGCAAATAGAAGATGATATCAATGAACTATTGAGAGCAAAAATTGAAGAAGCATGTGGAAGAAATTAGGGAGGATATTAAAATGATTAGAGAATTCGTAAGTGCAGCAAGTAAAGCAGCGTTGAGTAAAGAAACAGGCACATCTGTAGCAACTATCTTAGGTGGTGCAGCAGTATTAACTGCAGCAATATTTACAGGTGTTGCACAAGTTATTGAAGCAAAAAATAAATACAAGAAAGACGAAGATAAATAATGGATATCGGCAGCAAACTAAAAGCACTAATTCCTAATAGCCAGTTTGCTGCTGGTAAAAAGGAATTAGTCTTACGATGTCCATACTGTGGGCATACTTCTTCTGCTGGGAAGAAACACATGTATATTGGCTTATCTCCTGATAAGCCTTACATGTTTAACTGCTTTAAATGTGAAGCAGGAGGATTAGTCAATAGGACTTTCCTTAATCTCTTAGATATTAGAGATGAGGAATTAATACAAGCTATTGATATCCATAATAAAGAGATGAGACAGAGTAGGAGTAATTCCTACTCTGCTAATCGTTTAAGAGAACCTCAAGTGGCATATGATGCATTTGAGGTAAACTACGATATATATCCTGATAAGGTTAATTATATCAATAGTCGTCTAGGTACTAATCTATCAGTATCAGAAATGATGAATATGAAGATTATCTTCGATTTCTCTTTTTTTAAACGCCAGATCATGAGGTATCTGGGAGCTACAGAATCTGATTTTGAAAGAATTCAAAGGGACTATGTAGGATTCCTCTCAGTTAATAATACATCACTCTCTATGCGTTGTATTAGACAAACCGATAGCAAATACAGATATCTAATCTGTAAACTGGATGATAGAGATATTTATAATAAAGCTTTCTGCATACCATCTTCTATTCCATATACATCGGATAGAATTATGGTACATATCGCAGAAGGTCAATTTGATATCATATCTATATATAATAATATTACCAATAGATCTACAGGAATATACTTTGCAGCAGCTGGTAATAAATACTCAGCTGTATTAAAGTATATCCTATCTAAAGGTATAATGTATATGGATATTCATCTATACTTTGATAATGATTCTGCTGGTGAGATAGCTAAAAGACAAATAGAATACTTCATAAAGAATAATATAGCATTCTTTAGAGGATCTAGAGTCTTTGCTCATGTAAACCAAGCTGATAAAGATTATGGTGTATCTATAGAGAAGATACAAGACTTCTGTATTCAAATTATATAGTGGTATGGGCTTAAAAGTCCATACCGCTTTATTTTTTTGTCTTAAACATCACATTAATAAAGGAGGTCGACTATGGGTAAATTCCTTGACACTACATATACAGCCACGATAAACTCTATATTAGAGTCCCAAGTTCAACGGCTTGATAATACATTCTATACTTTTACGGATAAAGCTCCTACTACATGTACTTATTATAATATCAATACTAGTAAAAGTACATTAGATGAGTCTACAAACTTAGCCTATAGCTATACTGATGGAGATTCTCCATTAAGATATAATAGAATTAAAGATACAGTTATCTTTGGTCTTGATAGAATTCAAGTTCAAATGGATGCTGGTGATTTTGGTCTTGAATCAGATACTATTGAAGGCGATGCTTATATATTACCTAACTCATTCAAACCTTATCCTCAAGACTATTTCATTATTAACCATACTAATGAAGAGTATCTCTTCAAAGTTACAAGTGTATCGTTAGATACATTGCCAACTGGGGCTAATATGTATAAGATCTCTTATCGTTTAAGTTCCCATGATGGTGATAATACAGATATTGATTCCTTAGTTGTAGAATCATATACTATGGATACAACTAATATCGGTACTAACCTATCTCTAGTAATCAAAGATGACGATTACTCTTATATTAGTAGAGTTGAAAACATCTGTCAAGATATGATTGCTTACTATAGAAGTCTCTTCTATAGTAATAAAACTCAGACTTTTATTTTTTCTTATGATGATCATAATTTCTATGACAGTTATATGATTGAGTTCATTAAACGTCATGATATTATGAATACTGGCGACTTAGATTATCTACACGTAGCCCATCAACTTCCTACTAGAGCTACATTTGCTTTAGACTATTCTAAATCTTTCTTCCATTCATTAGAAAGAAAAGATATTGGTACTATATGTAATCCTTCTTGTTATGGTATGCTAGTAGAAGACAAGACATCTATCTTATACTATAGCTTAGAAAACTACTATTATATCTTCCATGAATATAAGATGGGTGATTATTGGCAAGTACCATCATTTGATGATGATACAGTAATGCGTATTAGAGATAATGAACGTTATGAAACTGATGATCTAAACTACTTTAAGAATATCGTTATTGATTACTTCAATAATAATACAGATAAGATGAATAGATTTGAAGAATTCTTACTTAAATCTCTAGAAGATTTTAACTATACTATTCCTCAACATGATATATTTTACTACGTTCCTGTGATTATTTATATCCTAGAACGTCAAGTTCAAGCTATATTAAAAAATGTATCACGTTAACATATCAGTAATCTTAATGGAGGTACTGCAATGAACAGTGAACTCGATAATTTTTTTAAAGAGCAAATCGATGAGAAAGATGCATTCGATGTAATGGTCGATGAAAATGCTTTCTTAGACTCTTTAATTGCTAAAAGAGATATCATTGATGCCATTGAAGATGGTGACGATGATGATGAAATTATGGATGATGACGATGTAGCATTGTCTTCATTATCCGATGATGATTTAGATAATCTTGCAGATGATAACGATGATTACATCGGTTATGATGAAGAAGATTATTAATATTTTAAGGAGGACTTTAACATGGCTGATGATAAAACTATCCACCAAGAGCTAGATGATGCAGCTTCTACTGTAGAAGATGTTGTTGCCGACTCTACTGCTACTGATAATGACATGGATAATACTATTGATAACATCGTTGATGCTATGGATGAAATCGAATTAGATGATGACGATGACAACACTGATATCGATTCTGTAGCAGAATTAGACGATGAAGAAATTGATATTGAAGCTGACGATGAAGACGATGCAGCTGAAATTGAATTGCTTTCTGATATCGATCGTACTCATGATAACGATAGTAAAGATCTTGCTGATGAAATCCAAGATAATGTGGAATTGAAAGAAGCTTATGATCTTATTGATGATGATTTAATCGTTTCTGTTCAGGAGGCATATGATGAAAACTTTGAAGACTAAACTAGTTAATGTAAATTGCCGTCGTCCAATTCGTTTACGTAACCGTCTTGTACGTGGTATTTATCGTGAAGTTTTGACTGTAGAAGAAATTGCTGATTGCATTTCTCAACAAGCTACAGTATATGAAATCTTACCTACTGGTGATACAGTAGTATTAGATTTCACTAACTATAACGTACCAGCTGTTCCTACTATTTCTGAAGAAGAAGCTGCAAAAGCTCAAGCTGAGGAAGAAGCTCGTAAAGCTGCCGAAGCTAAAGCAGCAGCTGAAGAAGCTAAGAAAAAAGAAAAAGAAGCAGCAGCTGATTCTAAAACTAAAGAAGAAAAACCTACTGCTGCTCCAGTAAAAGAAGAAGAAATTGTTGAAGATGCTGAAGAAAAAGTATCTGAAGCTAAAAAAGCAGCAAAAGAAAAAAAATAAGATAATTACCTCCCATAGGATCTTAGAATCCTATGGGAGATATTAAGCTTATAATTTTTTTCTCTTACCATATATTCTTATATGAATGAATCTATATAAGTGATGAGCATATCTTCCTAACAAGAAGATACATAATAGTTTAATGAAGTTACCAAATAGCATTGCTGTTGTTGCAGTATTGATATTATTGGTAGTATTCATTACTAGATAGTATAACCATCTAACCATAAAGTGTGGATCTACTACAGAACCACATATGATGACTAATGTAAGTAATAATACTATATAGTATATTACCACTGTTGGTCTAAACTCCTTGTTTAATAACTTAATTTCCTTAATTGAAAATAGCATGATATAACCTCCTATCTATAAATAACTATATCATTATATCATGTCTATAATATATCACTCTAGAGGTATTTATGAAGATTTATTATCAAATGTCTACAAGAAATACTAGCTTCTTAAAGATGCATCAGTATTTAAAGGCAATTGGGATAAAGAATAATAAATTCATGCTTGCACTCCTAGATCCTGACCTTGCTGGTATAGATCCACATGATCCAAACTTAAGTACTTACTATAAAAGTAAGGTCTTAGCTGAGTGCATGGTAAACTTCTGGTACTTCGCTCGTGAAGTAGTACGTGTACCAGACCAAGGTGGTAGCGGTAAAGGTATTCCATTAGAACTACATCGTGGCAATATGGCATTATTCTTCTGCTCCATCTATAATATGAATATATTCTTGGAACTCCCTCGTCAGCATGGTAAGACATTATCAGCTGACGTTAGATATTTACACTTATTTAACTTTGGTACATCTAACTCTACTATTGCATTTATGCATAAAGCCTTAGAAGGCTCCAAAGATAACTTACAAACTCTTAAGAACTTACGTGAATGCTTACCTCCATATTTACGTATGGATCAAACATTTACAAGAGATGGTAAGAATGCTAAAGTATCAGATACAGTATTGAGACTTGAGCATGCTGTTAATAGAAATAAGATTATCACTGTAGCATCTGCTCGTAATAAGACAGCTGCACAAAATACATTACGTGGTAAATCTATTCCTTTATTGTGGGGTGACGAATGGGGATTTGCACCATATAATGAAATCATTTATCTTAACACAGTTCCTGCATTTAAGAGAGCTGCAGATAATGCTAGAGCAAATGGTGCACCTTATGGTATCCTATTTACTACAACCCCTGGATTCTTAACATCTACTGAAGGCGTCTTCGCATATCAAATGAAAGAAGATGCTGTTCCATTTGCTGAATCTTGGTATGATAAATCATATCAACAGATAATGGATATAATGAACTCTAATACCAAATCTACATTTGTCTATATCAAGTTTAGTTATGCTCAACTTGGTAAGTCTGAAGAATGGTTTAAAGAAATCTGTAGAACTATGAATAACCGTTGGGAAGACATCCGTCGTGAAGTACTTCTTGAATGGTCTCAAGGTTCTGAAAACTCTCCATTTACTTTAGATGAATTAGAAACCGTATCTCGTTTAACTAAAGATCCTGATACTGTCATTGAAGTACTAGGCGGTAAATTCCAAGTTAATTTATATGGTAAGATAGACTATGGTAGAAATGGTAAACCTATAGATCCTCCAATAATGGGGGTTGACGTATCTGGTGGTTATAGACGAGATAGCTCTGCTATTACTATTATTGATAGTAAGACTACTAAAGTTATCGGTACGTTTAAATGTAACTATATTAGCCAAATTGAGTTGGCTAAGATTATAGTTGAATTAACCCAAAAGTATATGCCAAACGTAGTCATTAATGTCGAAAGAAATGGTGGCTTCGGAGCCTCTGTCATTGCATTATTGAAAAAGGCAGGTATCTCTAAGAACTTATACTTCGAGCATAAAGAAAAGATACTCGAAGAACGTTTTGAAGGTCCTGGGGCAATTAAGAAGACTAAGGCTTTAGTTAAAGTATTTGGTCTTGATTCAACTAAGAATGTACGTGAACTCTTAATGGAAATCCTAAGAGAGCGTATGGATAATCATAAAGATAAGTTTGTTACTAGACAACTTTATGATGAATTCATTGGTTTAGAAGTTAAACGTAATGGTAAGATAGAGCACTCTACTAATACTCATGACGATTTAACTTTCTCTTATCTCATGGCATTATATGTATGGTATGAAGGTAAGAATCTTAAAGAAAACTTTGGTATTACAAAGCAAGGTCTTAAGACTGATAATGATATAGATGATGTTGTATTTGATGTTGGTGTAGAAACAGTAGATATCTATGATGAAATCTATCAAGTACAACAAGATATGAATAAAGATAATCCTGATGAAGTTAGTCCAATGGATAAATATAAAGCCATGGTTAAAGCTCACGGGATTACTTATCAAGAATGGGAAAAAGCTGAGCGAGAAAAGGAAGATGCTTTATTAAAAGAAGCATTTAGAGATCCTGAATTCTTGAAAGCTTATGCATATAAATATAATATGACTAAAGATGCTATAGATCAAATACGTAATGATACTGAAGGAGAATTAGATCCATCAGCATTTACTTCTATCTATAGTTTAGATGATCCAAATGTCAAGAGTCATATATCTGGTAACCTTGC